ATCATCTGATTCAATCAGCAGGCTACCATCAGCAGCGAGACTGGTGAACCAAACGCCATCAGTATAATTCCCGTTTACCAAGGAAGCATGGTTGGTCGTGACGCCCATCTCCCAAAAAGAGCCCGTAGTCAAGGCCGTAGTTACACGCATACGGAATACGATTACCGGATTTCGGGCCGGGTCAATAGTCCCAATGTCGTTGTTATGCACACCTAGATGCTGTGCTTCACTAGCCGAAGTTAGGAGAAAAGACCCCACTCCTTGCAAAATATTAGGTGCGATACCAGTTGCAATCACCGTCCAACCATTACCAGCCGAGGCAAACCCCGTCCCGTTCTGGAAGTCGATAACCTTAGTTTCTCGTTTAGCCATTATTCTATTCCTTACAGACCGGTCTCATGGACTCGGTAAGTTACCTTCATGCGCACCGGGCTATCCCCAGTAGCGACCTCTCCGGTATCAACGGAGAACATCAGCGCAGCATTAGCAGTTAGTTCAATCTCATCGGCGTCGCCAGCGATACCCGCCTGTACGCAGACAATCGCGTCATCTGCCTGATGCAGAAAAGCGTTTGCGGCCACAGAGTCACTGACAACAGTGCCAGAGCCATTCGTGTATCTAAAGTTGCAGACGCCGTTAGTGTCATAAGTCGCGGTGCCATAATCAAGAATCAGCACAGCGCTGATAAACTCAATCACCTTACCTACGCCGGGCGCAGGAACCACCTGTTGTGGGGCAGAGTAGAGCAGCAGCACTTGCGCACTTGTGAGCGACACTTCTACAGACTGAATTAGGGATTCATTGAGAGCATGCGAGGGAATCCCGGGTCCTCGTTGCATGCGGGCATAACTCGTCGATCGAGTACCCTTGGGCTGCAGCATTGCAGTATCATTAGGCATTTATTCCTCCAACCATCCTTGCCTTAAAAGCGGGGAGCCCAGCGCTAACCAGGCTCCCCAGCCCCCTCAGACGCCTACGTTAGTAGGCGATATTTGCGTCGTGGCTCAGGTTAGTAATCTTACCGGAAGTCCGGCGATCACCAATTGCAAGCTCACAGATTTCATCCATAGTCGCGGTATACTCATTCGCCACATCGCTTCGCAGGAACAGCGAGCTGCCCTGGAGACGCCAGCCGAGAGGCTTGTGCTCATAACGAGTAAGTTCGCTACGGTCGGCCGCGAAGAGTTTATCCTTCGGACAGTCCGTATCAGCCTTCAGTCGCACGCGACCAAGAGCAGACTGGAACGTGGTAGTATCCAGGCCCACAACCTTGTCCGAAGACGACAGCCGAAGCTCGCCCTCGTACATTTCCTCGAATTCCTTGACCTGCCATGGCGAACCATACACACTCAATTCCTTCGATTTCTTACCAGTCTTCATGTAGAGCCCCGCCAAGAACTGCCGCAATAGAGCGGGAGTTAGATCACGGTCCGCAGACGAGCTAAGAACCAGAGAGCTATATCGCGGCACTGCCGAAACATCTACACCCTGGAAGGTGGTGGCGCTGTCATCAATCAGCGTATCCAAGCCAGTGATAGCTCGGCCGCCATTGGTGTCGTCATACGAACCCGGCCAGATGAGGAAGTCCCCAGAGGCCGCGTCGATGCTATTCGCATCCAAGTTGACTACGCCATAGCCGCTACCGTCTAGCGCCTGCTCAACATCCGACACGGTCACAGTACCACGATTAGTGCCACCAGAACTCGACCAGACCTCAAACTGCGCCTTCTCCCAGAGGAGACGAGCGTCGTCGACCTTGTACTCCGTCGCGCTAGCAGAGGGGTTAGTCTGCAGGGTAGCAAACCGGCCCGTGCCGTCGAGGAAGAACACGCCATTCATAAACTTCTTGATGCCGTCCAGCATACCACGAACCTCGGACTCAACTACGTCCTTGGCCACACTGGGATCCTTGCGGGCAATCGCCATGGCCCCACCCGTGATACGGATGATAGCCTGGAAAAAGCGCCGGTAGATCTCGTACGCGGTGTACTGCTGACGAGCCGGGGTTCGGAACGTGCCGCCGTCCTCGGAGAATCCGAGAGCGTCCGAGCGCGCATTGTGAATCCGGCCTTCAATCTTCAAACCCTTCCACTTCTTGGTGGTGGGTTCACTATACGAAAGAGCCTCTTGATTCAGAGTCTCTTTAATATCCTGCTCATACTTGATGTAGAGGAGGTTACTATTGCTAACATTAACGCCAGCCATCTTATTCTACTCCTAGATTACTTTCGGGGAATTCGCGCGAAGTTGTCTTGCGAAGCCTCCCAGTAATCATTGTAATGCTCACGAACTTGTTCGCGAGAGAATTGCGGGCGCGATGTGCCCTTAGCCCCTGCTACGCCACGTCGGCGGGTAGCCGGAACCTGCTTATTCTTTTGTCTTGCAGCCTTTCGCTTCTCAGAGGCAGACTTAGTCCGCGCCTGATGGTACCGGTCAAACACTCGTTTGAGGTCGGCCGCAAACGCTTTTGGTTCTTTACGATGCGCTGCTGACGCATTGATAACCCAATCGGTTGTCTCTTCAATTAGTTCTTTTGCGTCGGCTTCCGGAATGTGCTCAAGCACAATGTCCTTCGCCACATCCTTTGCATCTTGTTCAAAGACGTTGATCTGCTTGTCAATCACGCTCTGGCGCGTAGCGTTCTCTTCTTTGAGAGCCCGGTTACGCTGAGCCTGCTGGATAGGAGTAATAGCTTCCTGGAGATCCTTCTTCCAGCCTTCACGCAGATCATGCTTAAAACGTGTTGCCTCATCCATGTCCTTGGGGTCTGTGCGCGGGGTCTGAAGTCGCTGCTCAATCTGCTGCGTGTACTGCGCAAGTTGATTGAACTTCTGCTCCATGCTCCGCAAAGCAGCGTTAGTCTGCTCTGTAGACCTTTGGGTGTTCTGTGCCATACTATCCTGCAACTGGGATAGTTGGTCCGTCAGGTCCCGTTTCTCACTGGACAGCTTTTGGATCCGATCTCGTGCTCGGGTCTTCTTGGGCTGTACTTCGGGCTCTGGGTCTTCATCGTCAACGTCGTCCGCGAATACGGTTTCTTCTACGTCCGCGTCCTCGTCAACAATGTCATCATCTTCTGGTGCTTCCGGCTCCTGGTCCAGAACCTCTTCCGAGTCCTGCATCTTGAAATCGTCGAACGAAAGTTCGCCGTCTTCGGCGATTTCTGCATGCAATACCTGGTTAAGGGCATCCAGCGATTGATCTTGAATTGGGTCTGCCATGTCATTCTCCGTAGGTTACGCCCACTAGTCGGATGAGGGGACTATCAGATCTATGGGATTGACGTGCCCCACACGAAGATAGATCTGCATACTATTATACTATACAACTGTTCAGTTGTCAACTCTCGTGTTGATCAGACATTCGGGCCTGATTTTCGCCCATCTGGTCAGCCTGCTGGACCTGCTGCCCGGCCTGCTGCTCAATGTCATTACCGCCTGGTTGGGGCCCTGGAGCACCTGGCATTGGACCTCCCGCGCCACCTGGCTGTTGGGGCTGTCCTGGGGCCTGGGGCATCGGAGCCCCCATTTCCTGGGCCAGTGTCCACTGCGTGTAAAACATGTACAGTTGCCGCGCGGTTTCCTGCTGCATGGGATCCTTAGTTTGGCGGCCCTTTTTACGCAACCAATTGAGGAGAACCTCTGAGAAGATCTTAGGGTCGTCCTCCATCCCGATCATACTGTAGGCCATCTCAGGTTGCCCACGTTCGATCTGGAGCATCATGTTGTTCGCCGCCGCATACTCTGAGGAGGTGATGTCGGGGCCGATACCCGGAATCTTGAGGCGCGCCAATTTGGCGGCCTTTTCCATATCTGGAACCGGACCAGCGGGTGTCTCCTGCATCAGAAGCCCAGATTGGACCCACTGCATGACCTGTTGGAATCGCATGGCCTGATTCTTACTCAGCCCGTCCTCCAGTTCAATCTCCACGTCCCAGCCGTCTGAGAGATTGATTTCCTGCATAGAGGCCAGCTCGTGGCCATACTCCCCACTGACCAACAACTGGCGCTCGGGGTGATACATCTTACGCGCCATGATCAGCGCACATCTGTGCAAGTCCGCGAGTTCTCTCCAATTCCTGGTGAGGATCGGGCCGAGCTGCCTGTCAGACTCAGCCTCCACAATCGCCATCGCGCGCCCATTGGGGTCGCTGCCCATGCTGCCCATATCCTGATCCGTGATAGTCCCCTGCATGCGAATGTCGTCCATTAGCTGGCGACGCCGCTCGATGAGGGCTACTGGGATGGGGGGCGGCATCATGTACTCAGGCCCGCGTGAGGCCGCATCGTTGTACACAATGACCTGACTCGTGGTTGCGGTGATCTCGTCAGCGGCCACCTTAGCCTGCCGAGGCACTGTGACCTTGGTGGGTAGAATTCGCCCGGGTTCCGTTGCCAGAACTGGAAGAATACGGGTAGGCGCCCAAACTGTGAGTAGAAACCTTCGACCTCATCTAGAACCATACCGTTGCATGTCCACATGATTCGGCCATCCGGATAGAGTTCCGTGGGGGCCTCCATGTAGGTGTACACGTATGCGTGGTCCTCAAGGAAATCTGCGCCCCAGGTTCCGCCCGAGACGGAGTAGGTCATGCGCGCGGTACGGCTGATATGGATCCCAGTCTCTGGCCGCACAAAGGGGGCCATGTCAGGGAAGCGTCGTTTGATCTCAGTCACTGGCTCAGGCACGCGAACGCACGCCCAGCGTAGCTTCTTGGGATCCACAACTCCCGGCTCGACTACGATGTCCCGCGGGTCAATATGCTCGGCCGCGAGGTTACCCTCGTGCGCGCGTATGAGCGTGGGGATCTCACCAGGGGGCTCTAGCTCCTGAGGCATGCCCCCCATCTGCATCTCGGCCTGCGCGTTTTCCTGCTCCATCTGCATGGCCTCAGCCATCTGTTGGGCGCAGTCAGGACACTCTGTCCCCTCCTCATCGGAGTTCTCGCTGGTGTAGTCACATTCCTTACACGTGGCCAATGCGCGGCCCGCCTGATTATCCCAGGTGAGGAATGCGATGCCAAGTCCGGCCCAGAGGAGATCCTCCTGCATATCAAGATACAGGACATCCAGCCCGAGGGCGCGGCGGAAATAGCGAAAGAACACGTCCGCGGCCTGTGAGCCATGGATTTCGGTTTGCTCTCCCGTTGCGGGAATGACGTGGAAAGAAGGAATGAGGGTTGCGAGTTTGCCAACCAAACTGCGGCCGGTGGGTCGGAGCTGGTTGTTCACGGAA